AATGTCTCTGACTTTGGTAGTGGCACCACCCTCCACATTAAAACTGTCGGCTCTGTAACCATTCAGGAAGCTGCCGAAGACACCCCGCTGGTGTACAACCCGATTGAATCAGGTGAAGTTAGCCTGCAAATCACTAACTACGTTGGCGATGCATGGTACGTAACTGACGACCTGCGTGAAGACGGCTCACAGATTGAGCAGCTCATGTCTGCACGTTCTGTAGAGTCCACTCGCGCCCTGCAAGAGACTTTTGAATCTCGTTTCTTGAGCGTGTGTAACTCTGCACAAACTAACGCAAACGCCAACGTCATTAACGGCTTTGCACACCGTATTGCATCTGCTGAGACCAGCAACGTCTTTGCGCTGAAGCACCTGATTGCAATGCGTCTGGCGTTCGACAAGGCTAACGTGCCCGACTCTGGTCGTGTATTCATCTGTGACCCCGTTGTAGAAGCCACCCTAAACGGCCTCGTAACCATCACCCATGACGTCTCCCCATTTGGTGAGATGATTTTGAAGGAAGGTATGGCCCGTGGTCAGCGCTTCGTGATGCAGCTCTTTGGTTGGGACATTATCACCTCCAACCGCCTGCCAACTGGCACCTTCTCTGATGGCACCACTTCAGTAACTGGCGGTGTGGCCAACATCTTCATGTGTGTGCTGGACGACAACACCAAGCCCATTATGGCTGCATGGCGTCGTATGCCGAAGGTTGAAGGCGAGCGCAATAAAGACCGTGCACGCGATGAGTTTGTAACTCGTTGTCGCTGGGGCATGGGTCCACAGCGTGTAGACACACTCGGTGTCCTCATCACTTCCGCCTCTAACTACTAATAGGAGCCTGCAATGGGTTTTGAAAATAAAGCTGGCCTTAACGTCAGCAACTTCTATGGGGCTCGTAATACTGGCGGTGCCCGTGGCATTGTAAAGACTGTGGGCATCTACAATGAGTTTAGCGTAGCTGTCCCGCTCACCAACACCATTGACTTTAAATTCCCCGTACTTAAGGGCGCTAGGGTTGTTGGGTTCTATGCTGGTGATGCCACTGGCACTCTCACTGCGCTGACCATTGGTGGTGTAAACGTGTTCGCAGCTACTGATGCTGCTTCGGTTGCACTGGCTGCTGGTAACACTGGTGTGATTGCACAAACAGGTCTGACAGCAGGTGAGCTTGTAATTAAGTTCACTCGTGTTGCAGTAGGTTAAGCCAAAGGGCGGGGCATTTGCTCCGCCTTTTTCGTATGAGGGCTTTATGGAACATAAAGACATACATGATGCACAGCTACACCAGATAAAGGGAGCTGCATCCGCCTCGTCTGGTCAAGTACCAATTGCTACTGGGTCTGGTACAGCAGCTTTTGGTTTTCTTGACTGGTCACAAGTAGCTAACAAACCAACGGCTAGTGGATACGAGTCAAAGCTAAGTTCATTCTCAAGCGTAAACCAGAACCCGTCATCTGTCGACACCCCACTGCAAATCACCTTCGGCTCCGCGCAATCAACTGCTGATGTATCAATAAGTTCCGCTGGCGTAATCACTTTCAATACCTCTGGTAATTACTTGATTGACATCTTCCTGAGATTTGGGCGCTCAACATCTACTGGCAACGCTATTCTTTTGAACAGAATCCTTAAGAATGGCGCACAGATTCTGAATAGCAACGGCTTAATCTTGTCAGCCGCTACGCAGACAATCCCATTCTCAGCGGCAATACCACTCACAATGGCTGCTGGTGACACAATGACAATGGAAGTGGCTAGGGATAGTGCTGGCACAAACGATGGTGGTTTGTTTGCAGTCTCTCCAACAATTGCTGGCTGGAATATTGTGCCTAGCGCAACAGTGGTTGTAAACAAATTTGTAGGCGGTGTATAATGAAATATACCCTACTAGAGATTGTGCAGGAGATTTTATCGGACATGGATTCCGATGAGGTCAACAGCATTGATGACACTGTTGAATCTCAACAAGTTGCCTCTATTGTACGTAGTGCCTACATGGCGATTATGTCTAATCGTAACTGGGCACATTCACGCAAGTTAGTTAATCTTGTTAACTCCACAACACCAGCACAGCCAACTCACATGTATCTTGAGTCCCCAATCAAGGAGATGGTATATGTGAATTATAATTGCGTTAAGCCTGACCAACCAAGTCGTCGCATCTACCAGACAATGAAGTGGTTAGAGCCAGATGCCTTCCTACGTCGTCAGAATGCGCTTAATAGCGATTTGTCAAATGTGGATGTAATACAAGACCCAACTGGCATAGAGTTGCTTATACGCAATGACAAGAACCCTGAATACTTCACAAGCTTTGACGACAACGTGCTTGTATTTGACAGTTACCTAGCTTCTGTAGAAAACACAATTCAGAGCTCTAAAGTGCAGGCTTGTGCGTACATGATGCCAACATGGACGAATCTGGACGATGCTGTGCCAGACCTCCCTGACGAGGCGTTCACACTGCTGATTGAGGAAGCCAAGAGCCGTGCAATGCTACGCTTGAAGCAGGTGGCAGACCAGAAGTCTGAACAAGAAGCTCGTAGGCAGAATCAATGGCTCTCTCGTAAGCAATGGCGCGTCAATGGCGGTATTAAATACCCTGATTACGGTCGGCGTGCTCGTAAAGGTCCAAGAGACAAGACGTTTGAAAGGAATGATTAATGGAGTATAGAGGGTACAGCATAGAGGACATTGGCACATTCGCCATGAAAGAAATCAAGGCTATTGGCCGTGGTAGTGTTCACATGTCATTGCGTGGTAATTACACAGATTCTAAGACTGCCATGAAGGCCATTGACTTCTATGAAGACAACAAGCCTGTAAAGGAGAAGCAAGAGGATGCCAAGACAAACCGTACCAGCAGAGGTTAACACCTTTGTAAAGGGCCTTATAACAGAGGCATCACCACTGACCTTCCCAGACAATGCCTCTCTTGACGAACTGAACTTCATCCTAAATAAGGACGGGTCTCGTCAAAGGCGTCTAGGTATGGAGTTTAAAGAAGGGTCTTCTGAACTTGTACTCCCTGTTGGCAGTATTGATGGTCTTAGCATAAACACTTTTAAATGGGAGGGTGTTGGGGGTGATCCAACAAAGACTGCCACAGTATTGCAGTGCGGCAAATCTCTTTACATCATAGACGCCAGTGACCCTGGCGGTGTGTTTGAGCAATCATTTGTAATAGGGCCTTCAGACCAACAACAGATTAGCATGGCTTCTGTGGATGGCGTTCTTGTCTGCGTATCTGGTGACAAGCAGATAGCTACTGTAGATTATAGAGATGGCGTGTACACCAAGTCCTCACAAACCTTGAAGGTTAGAGATCTGTTTGGTGTACAGGACATCACATCCGGCAAAGACCTGCTTTCGCCAGAGTATTTAGAAACAAGGCCCACAACGCTAACCAGTGCACACACTTACAACCTAAGAAACCAGACTTTTGCAATTCCTAGGTGGGTTCAGTACGACGAGCTTACCACAGACTGTATCAGAGGCTTCTATGACCAGTCTGGTGAAGTGGGGACGGCTTCTTTCCCATCCAACGCTGACTCTGTATTGCCGTACTTCTTTGCCAACCCAAGTGATAGTGGAAACAGGGAAGTAGAGAGGTACTTTGCCAGGGAGGGGTTTATAAACCCGCTTGGCTCTTTTAGAGCCCCAAGGGGTTACTTTGTAATAGATGCACTGGAGAGGGGCAAGAGCAGGCTTGATGCCGTAGGAAGATTGAAGTCAAGGCACCCAGAAAACATGTATGATGTAGCTTCTCTGCCGCAAGACAAGACGCCTGGTGGAGCTACTGTAGTGGCTCAATTTGCTGGTCGTGTGTTCTTCGCCGGGTTTAGCGGCGACGTAATAGACGGCGATAGTCAATCCCCCAGGCTCACCTCGTATGTCCTGTTCAGCAAGCTTGTTGACAACATCTCTGACATAGGTAAGTGTTACCAAGATGGCGATCCGACATCTAAAGACACGCCTGATGTAATAGCGACAGATGGCGGTTTTATACGCCTTGATGGTGCTTACGGCATACAGAAGATGGTTAGTGTTGGAAGCCAACTTATAGTGGTGGCTGAGAATGGTGTGTGGGGTATTCTTGGTGGCAGTGACTATGGCTTTAATGCAGAAAACTATCTTGTCAAGAAGTACAGCGAACATGGGTGCGTAAGCCCTTCTAGCGTAGTGTTGGTGGACAACACGGTATTGTTCTGGGGCGATGATGGGATTTATAACGTAGCGCCTAACCAATATGGAGACTGGGGTGTAACAACACTCACAGCCGACACCATACAGAAGTTCTACGACAATATAGACACCAGTTCAAAGAAGCTTTGTAAAGGGTTCTATGATGCATACGAGCGTAAGGTTAGGTGGCTGTATGATAATGACTTCCTGATAACTGGTGGGAACACTAGGGAGCTAATACTTGATTTAAATCTTAGTGCGTTCTACGTTCTGGAGATTTACAGCGGACCTAGTGAGTACAGAGTTGTGGCTGGTGCAGAAGTACCACCATTCAGAACAGCCTTAGCACAGGAGTCAGTGACGGTAACTGGACTTGCTGTTACGGCTGGTGTAGAAGATATTGTAATTACAAACAAGGTCACTGAAACACAACTTAGAGAGTTCCTGTACGTAACCGTCAAGGATTACACAAGCAGCCAAGTAACAATACAAATGGCGTCCTACTCTAACACAGGATTCCTAGATTGGGGCCTTGTGGATGCTAGTGCCTATATGGTTACTGGGTATCTATCTGGCGGTGACTTCCAAAGGCATAAACAAGTGCCATACATAACTGTCCACTCTAGACGTACAGAGACTGGTTTTGACGCCGGGTACAATCTGCTCAATCAATCTTCTTGTAAGATACAGTCTATGTGGGAGTGGGCAAACAGCGCGAATAGTAATAGGTGGGGCAAAGAGTTTGAAGCCTACAGACTTAACAGGCTGTGGGTGCCATCTAGTAGCTCAGATGAATACGACGATGGGTTCTCTGTTGTAACAACAAAGAATAAGCTCAGAGGGAAGGGCAGGGTGTTGTCTATGAAGTTTAGCACTAGCCCTGGCAAGAATCTTCATCTGTATGGCTGGTCTATGATTTTGGGAGTCAGTGGTAATGTCTAAAGCTGTGTTATATGAGGATGAAGATTTCTGTGTAACTGGTGAAACCATAGATGAGCACATATACGTACATGTCAGTGCCTACAGATACAGCAAAGCCATAAAAATTAAAATGGTTAGTGTTTGGAATGACATCTGCGAAGAGGTTTGGCTTTCTGGGTGGGACAGGATTTTCAGCTACAACACAAACGAGAAGTTTGCAAAACTGTTTGGTGGCAAGCTTGTTGATAAAGACTTGAGGATGTACGTATGGGAGCTGCAGTAGCTATTGCTGCTCTAGTTGTGTCAACGGCGTCTACGGCCTATAGTATAAGTGAGAGTAGGCAAGCTGGTAAGAAACAGCAAGAGGCGCAGGACATATCTACAGCACAACAAAAATCTGTGGATTTAGCCAACAGGCGACAGCAGATAAGAGAAGAACGCATTAGGCGAGCTCAGATTGAGCAAGCAGCAGCCAACCAAGGGGCTGGTGGTAGCTCTGGTGAAGCAGGCGCTATAAGCGCCCTTGGGTCGCAGGTTGGGTCAAACATAGCCTCTATTAACCAAGGCCAGATGGCTGCGGCAGGGATCAGCAATGCCATGTCAGCAGCGGCAGGCCATGGACAAAAGGCTCAAGTAGCTCAGGGTGTGGCCAGTTTGTCTGGTACAGTCTTCCAAGGGGCTGGTGGATTTGGGGCCATCTTCGGAGGAGAATCCGGAATTAACCCTCCCCCTGCAACAGAACAAAAACAAGTATCTCCTATAGGAACTAGAGGATTTAGTCTATAATGAAATTGTCTCTTGACTCTCTCAATAAAGAAGACACTGGAAGCAGTCTTACCATCGACTCTCTGAAGGGTCAAGAGACTCTTCCTCTTGGCAATGATTTGTCAAACACTAACAGAGCAGCCCACGCTGCTATGGCTGTTGGCGGAGGTCCGGATCAAATTGTAAACACCTACCAACGATATCTTGACAGCCTTAATATTAACGCAGACGACACGCCAATTAAAGACGGCCTGCATAAAGTTGGCCTTGAACGTGAACAACGTGTACTTGGTATTGCTGGCAATGTATTGGCTGACCCCAATGTACCTGATGGCGTAAAGGCCACTATCCCTTCCTATTTGCAAGAACAGAAGACAGCAGACCCACGTAAGCTTGTAATGGAACAATCTGCATTCGAGGATAATGGTAGAGAGGGCGCTAACCAAGAGGCTGCACGTTCTTCTGTATTCAAAGATATAGACGCAATTCTTCAATATAAGAAAGATGCTAACAAATTAGTAATGGGTGTTGCTGCAAGCAGTGACCAAACTACATGGGATGCTTACAAAGACTTGGTAGCTGAGTTCATACCCGGTGCTAGGGCCATGAACGTAGCAGTCATTAGAGAGTTAGTTGATACCCAAGTAGAAAAAGTTAACGACAAACCTCAGAACACTTTATTCAATATATTCACTTCATTCTCCAACGAACGTGAGATGATGGAGATGATTGAGCGGAAGCCGCCTGAAGAACGTCTGCCATTGCTTAAGAAGATCGTTAACGTAGTACAAGCTCAATATGGTCCAGGTGTATTTGATAATAACGAGTTGGCTGCTGTAGAGCGTATGCGCTCTCTTATTGGCGACCCAGAGGTTGCGTTCTCCAATCAAAGTGTAACAGAGTCTGTAGTGACTGATGCCATATTTGATGGCCTGTCTGTTATTGGTATTAGCCCGGCTTGGTTTAAACCATCACTTGGTTTTAGTTTGAAAGCGGGGGCTAAGGTCGCGCCTAAAGTTGTATTCAAAGGCGACAAGGCCATTAAAGCTGCTGAAGAAGCCACTGCGGCTTCCACACCACCTAGTGCAAAGCCTGTAGTTGAGAAGGTGTTTGATGTGGGTGGTGTTAAGATGACTGAATCTCAGATCGCAGGAAGGCGCACAGAGCTGTCTGCCTTGTCTGAGAACAAGTTTGATAGAACTATAACTAAACAATTACGAGATGAAGAAGGTGCAGTTAAACACTCTATTACTCAACTAGAAGCTGAGAAACTAGAGAATACTAAGAATGGCTCTCAGCTTGCTAAAGACATGAAGACCTCTCGTAAAGAGGCCATTAGGAAAGCTAATAAAGCTGTAGATGAGCAGGTTGAAGAACAACAGGCTAAGCTTAGTGGCATTAAGGACAAGCTTAAGTATGGGGCTCGTGCAGATGCTGCGGAAGCTAAACTGGCTAAATTTGAGCAAGCAGTTAAAGGTGCTAAGCAAGTTGATGGTGCTGTGCCTAATACAACTAAAGTTGCTGACGTAGTAAGAACTGCTCTTGACAATGCAGCAGCCCACAGCATAGTAGGTGCAGCAAAGCCTGCCTCACTAATCTCCACTCTCGTAGAAACCAACCCAACTAAAGCCTCTGCATTTGCTAAAGCTGCTGTAGATGATGAGACAGGTCAAGTGTCCAAGGCAACTGCTGGGACATCCCGTGAAGAACTGGCTAACGACTTAACCACCCCAGCCCCAGGCATTGATTCTACCACGCGAGTTAAGCCTGTGCTAGACGTAGATCAAGGAACTCTCGACTTGGCCGTGGCAGATAGTGGTGTTCGGTATACAGATAAAGAGCTAAAGAGCCTGCGCGACAATCTTAAATGGTCTGTTCTTGGTGCGCGTGGCGTATCACTTCGTACACCAATGTCACAGCTTATCGAAGATAGCGACAACGGATTCCGCATCAAGGGGTTGTTCACTGATGGTAATGTTGGATTTAATGACGCTCAGGAAGCCATAGAACGCACCATGTTCGCTTTGCAGAACGAGGGTGTAGGGTTGGATAGCCTCAAGGTTATGAAGCGCACAGAGAGGGGCTACGAGCCCTTAGAAGAGGGCGTTGATATTACCTCTCTGCCCAAGGGGGACTATGCTGTACAAGTTGACCATAACTGGAACTTCCACCTTGAAACTGGCTTTGAGAAGTTTGACATCAAGCGCAATTGGCTTGACTGGGGGAAGGGCCTGTTCAATGGTATGGTACCCGTCATGTATTCAGCCCACAGCAAATGTTCCACAAGGACCTGTCCCTAGGCGTAATTCCTGCCTTTGATAAGGCGGCTGGTATTACTAAACGTCTTGCTGCACTCGCTGATGACTTCAACAAACCTTACGGACAGCTTAGCAAGAAAGAGCAGAAAGAGCTGGCTGATTACATCCACAAGGCTAACGTAGAGCGCATTCCGTTCCACGCACCTGAGATGTTGGCATCTGGCTTCACACATGACCAAGTTAACGTTATGTCTAACTGGAAGCGTTATTGGGACACAGCTTATGTACTTGAGAACGCAGACAAGGTTAGGACTATGCAGCTCACTGGCTATAAATTCTTCTCTCACAAGCAATCTGGCACAGAGTTGTTTGTCAAGCCGCAAGGTCGTAGCGCGCCGATTACTGGCAAGGTTTATGACCCAGACACTGGCCTCATTGTTGAGTTGTCACAAGCTGGTAAGAAATCTGTGTACGACGGTGGTGGCTATGTTGCACAGCTACGTGACCACGTAACAGATGCCTCTGGAGAACCGGCTAAGTACGTTGTTGTCAAGAATAACATTGGAAGCTATGCACGAGACTTCAACGAGAACGACCGTGTGCTCAATTACATTGACGGCTACTACTCTGTACGACACGACTCCCCACTGTTCGTTGTTCAGAACGTTAAAGACAAGAGCGGACGCATCCTGTACAAGAAAGCTGTTGCAGAGGCTGGCAGTATTGAGGAAGCAGAGCAAATGGCTAAAGCCATTGCTGCCCGTACTCAAGGACATATGTACGAGCGCAGCGGGCATGACAGTGCAGACTTCTTCGTCCGTGAAGACATCAAGACAAAAGATGCACTTGGGCTTAGTGAAGCCCGGTTTGATGTAGGCATCTCCTCTGGACGCTCAAGCCAACGTTTCCGTGGAGCGCCTCTTGAGAGCTATGACCCGCTAGCATCTGGCCAGAGCCAGTATGTACAGAACCCGCTTGAGGCAATGCAACAGACAGCGTTCAGTCTTGGTAATCGTATCGCTACACGCCCTGTAATCGAGACGCTAAAAGCCCGTTACATGGATCAATACGCAGACTTGCTTGAGGTTGATCCAGTAACACATATGAAGGGCTTCCCTGTTGACCCTGCTGACATTGGGCGTAATCTGACTGGCAGCAAGCGTCTGACAGATGCCCGTACAATGTGGGAGTATATCAACCAGCTTGAGAGTGGGTACGAGAGCGCTATAGATATTGGCACTAGATCAATTATTGGTATCATAGCTGATGGCGTAGCTCGCATCCCAGTGTCTCCGTTCAAGGGCAAGGTCGAGGGCGCATTACGTAGCTATGCTGGTAGTGGTAAGCCAACATCTACGTTGAAGGCTGGGGTGTACTACTCCTCTCTAGTATCTGCACACATGGGCACGTTCTTGATGCAGTCTATGCAGTCAATTGCCAACCTGTCTGACTCTTTCTTGAATCCTAAGTTGTACCGTGACCTGTCTGATATGTTAGGCACTTCATTGGGCATTGCATCTAATGAGTCTCAGAAGAGGGGCAAGCAACTGTGGAAGGAGTGGGAGCGCACTGGTCATAGTGCTGCTGTGGATATTCATGGGGCAGCGTTTATGGGCGGGGCTGGCTCAAGCCGTGAGCTTGGTGGTCTTAAGGCGTCACGTCCAGCAAAGACAGCGTATGGTGTGATGAAGTTCATTCAAGGCTTTTACAACAAGGGTGAGCTCGTAAACCAATACACAGCTTGGCTTGCTAAGCGGCTAGACTTTGAGGCAGCCAATGGATACGCCCCGAAGACAGCTCGTGAGCTTGACCAAGTACATGCTGAAGCCCGTAACTTAACCTACTCCATGAACCGTGCAGGTCAGATGCCATACAACGAGAACACCCTCAATGTCAGCTTGCAGTTCTTCCAAGTTATGCACAAGGCGTTGTTTGACCCGTTGTTCAACCGAGGGCTGTCTATTAAGGACAGGGCACGCCTCACCGTAGCGCCTCTTATGGTGTTTGGCCTACCACTCGGAGTACGCAACCATATGAACTCAACAGTTGAGAGCTTGCCATTCTCTCGTGAGGAGAAAGACAAAGTACAGCGTGCTATGGAGTGGAGCTTGATGTCCAAGATGTTGGGCTCTATCAATCCAGAGCTTGGTACCCTAGACTTCGGTAAGTACAACCCACTTGATGTGGTGGGCATGGCTGACCGTCTTGCTACACTGTACACCTACCCAGAGATGTTCACTCGTAACCCAGCAGCATCGTTGGTTGACCGTGGCCTCACAGCCGTTGTAACGACTTCTCGCTACGTTGGCCTATCTACTGCTGACACAGGCATTGAGCCTAACGAGGAAGCGTTGTGGGCAAGCCTGGGGGCTCTTACAGCAGGTACTAGCAACATGTTCAAAGGTTCAATGTTGATGGAGAATGGCGTATTCCGTGATAAGTATGGGCGTCAGTTGGCTGATGAGATTAGCCCATTGCACGCATACGCACAGAAGTATTTCGCCATTACGCCTAAAGAGGTGTTGCAGACTTACGAGTTTAACGGGAAGTCAATTGAAATCAACAAGCAGTTTAAGGATGATGTTGCTACATTCATCAAGAACGCAAGACAACAACTGGCTATGAATGGTGTGTTAGCTGACAGCCCTGAGTACGCACAACGTCTTATGGGGGCTATGGTGAAGGGATTTAAGGACAACCCGGCAGCTATGGACGAGCTGATGAACCAGCTTAAGTATGACATGCGTATGAATGGCGAGAGCAGTTATCTTGTCTCTATGATGAAGGCGTCAGGCTGGATGGAGAAAGAGCAGTTGATGGAACTTGCTGTGCGCATCCCAGATGAGAAGCAGCGGAAGGTCTTCTTGGATATGGTGGAACAACTTACCAGCAGTGGTGGAGAATAACTAATGGCTTTATTTCAACCTATGCAGCAGGGGCCTTCGGGCTCCGCTGTTACGCCAAAGGCTGAAGTGCAGGACACGTCTGTAAACAGTATTTTGGGGTTTGTAGAAAAGGCGGGCACTGGTCTTGCTGGCATGTTTCAGGACCAAGCTAAGTCTCGCAGTCAGCAGGCTGTAGGTGCAGCCCTTACGGCGTTCATTGTGCTGAAGCTGCTGAACAGGGTCTTGACCCAGCTCAAGCTCGTACTCGTATGCGTGCAGCATTCAACAAGCACGCTGCTAACAACCCACTGTTGCTTGACGAGTTCCTGAAGGTTCAGAAGGCGTATGCTGAGAGTCAGATGGGGGAGGCAGTAACTAAGGGGAGTGTTGCTTATCAAGAAGAGCAGGCTAAGAAGATAGAACTCCAGAAGCAAGCCGCACAAGACGGGTTTACTGACCCTGACAAATGGTTGATTTGGGAAGAGCAGAAGAGATCTTGGGAGAAGACGAACCAAGCTAATAATGAGCAGCTTGCACGTCTTAGGGCGGAAGCCGCTAGGGCATCTACTGATGCGTCTAGGAAAGCTGCTGCACTGTCGCAGGCTAGGGCAGAAGAGATTAAGATTAAGGAGTCTCATAACGACGCCATATTCAAGGACATGGCAGGAAATATAGATGGGGCTTGGAAGGTTGCTGAGAGCGTCATTCACATGCCTGGTACTACAGAGCAAAAAATATCCCAGGGCGAGAGAATGATTCAGCAGTTAAAGTCCCGCCTTGTTGGTACTTACAATAAAGCAGATCAAACTCGTATCAACACTGTACTTGGAAATCTTGATAAGCTGCAAGAGTATATGAACGATGCAATTGTTCAAGGGAAAACTACAACTGCCCTACAAAACCAGATAGATATTCTTAAAAACTCACGTGTTGTCTCTATGCTCGGTGATGGAAAAACCCGTAACCTACTGGCTGCAAGCTCTATTGTAGGGCCAGGTTATTTATCAATGGCACCTACCCAGTCTGTGCAAGTCGTGCAAGGATTAATGAACTTCACTGAGAAACCTAGCGAGAGAAAAGGGCCCCCTGCGCCAATGAATGCAGAGGGCTGGGCAGCTATGGACAAATTCCTGTTGGGGCAGTCAAAGGCTGAACAACTTCCTCAGTATGAAGTGCCTGTAGAGACTGTTGCTGAACACCAGCTAGTTGGTGCCATTCAGTCGATGACTTTATATGGTGATGGGTATGCCAGCGATGATGATGTGAAGGGGTTCCTTAACATGGCATCTGGTGGTGGTTATGAGCTTCTAAAGAGGTCTGGCCCCATCAACATACCACTTGAAGTGCAGACTAAGTATTCACAGTTCCTTGCTCGTACATTTGAGGGCGTATCAGCAGAGATTAAGAACGAGTATGCCAGTGCTGTTATATCCTCCTATAAGACTGTGGGTGGTGGTATTGGCCAATCTGTTAAAACAGAACAGTTCCAATCAGCGTCTGTTATTGATCCTGTTGTAGAGAATGGCACATTTAAGTTTGTGGCCAAGATTCCAGAAGCTAAAGCGGAAGCAGAACGACTTAATACAAGTGTTACTCCTGTGATTATGAAGTTAGCTAAAGCTGTGGCTCTTGGTTATGGAGACGATGATTTGACCAAAGCACTTAAGCGATTATTGCCCCGTGTCATTGAGGGAGAAATCCCGCTGGACGAGTTGGAGGCGAGTGGGGTTAAGATTAACCAACCAGTGCAGCAGCAAGGGTATGGCAAGCGTGCAGACGGGTCTGAGAAAGGTGACGGGTATTTCGGCGAGCTGAAAAGGCCGGACGGAGACATCTCAACTGAATTGTCTGTTGGGGTAGATTATGGCTCTGGTGAGAAAGAGATACCGACTCTGGTACCAACACTGACCAAGGCAGAAGTTGATTACCTCTTGTCTGGTGGAAAACCTACAAGAGAAATAATTGACAAGGCAGTGGCCTTCGCAAGGGAGAGGGAGGCACAAGGTAAGCCTGTCTTTGCAACAGGTGGTGAAAAATTCCAAGCGCCTAAGGAGTAACAACATGACAATGCAACGATTGTTTGAGTTGTTCCTCCCAACCTTACTCGCTGTAGGGGGTGTGGTGTATTCCACCTCCCAACAGACTGCTGTGTTGGTGGAGCGTATTGATAGTTTGATAAAGGTGATTAACAAGCACGACAGTGAGATTGATGATTTGAAGCGTAAGGTAGTGGAGAACTCTATTAGGTTGGGTGTAATTGACGAGAAACTAAGAGATAGGAAGGGGGTTTGATATGGCGAAGAAAGGGGATTTTAAGAAGGGGGCCAAGCCTGCATCTGTTGCTAAGCGTAAGTATAACGCCTCAGAGGAACAGAAGACTCGCAGGGCTCAACGTAACGCTGCCAGACGTACGATGGAGAAAGCGGGGAAGGTACGGGCTCGATGTCGACCATAAGAAGCACAAAGCCCGTGGTAAGCTGGATAACAGCAAGAGTAACTTGCGTGTTATGGATAAGAGTAAGAATCGTGCCAAGAACCTTGGTACTGGTGGACGTCCTAAAGGAAGCAAAAGTAAATGACTGTTAACGTAAAAGATGCAGCTATTAAGTTTTATAACGCACGTACTGGCAAGAGCATCACTACGATGCCTGGTGCAGCCACTGCGTATTACAACTCGCTGACTGGCCTTGCTAAACCTAACTTCGTGGAAGCTGAGGCTGAGTATTATGATGCTGTTAACCGTGGGGTTATACAAGCCCCAGTAACTCCAGGCGGCACTAAAACTGTTGTGACATCCGGACAGCAATTGTCTGGCGTAACACCCACTGGCACATACGTTAGTAAGGTGACATTCACTGTAGTAGGCGGTGCCATCACTGCTATTGCACTAAGCTAATTTTATGGGAGTTTGTCGTCACAGGACGTGACTTATAGGAAGGAATAACTGAGGGGCCTAACGGCCCCTTTCTTTTTATCTAGCTGCCGTCAAACATATTTGTCTCCACACGGCCGGCCTTATGGTCTTCCCGCATCTGCTTATAAAACTTCTTGTAATACAGCCCCTCTTCAACAGACTGCTTACTGTAGTGGTCCCACATCCAGCACTCAAGTGGGAAGCCATTAGCACGTTTTATGCACTGCTCTATAAATCTGGCGTATCTACGCTTTAGCTTTTTCCTCATCTCTTGCCTGCCTCTGTATTGAATTTGTCGTAATTCCTTTTAGCTCTGGCTTGCTCTCTCGTGATGAACACCTCATCAAGAAGGGCCTTCCGCAGCCCATACAACTCTTCAAGGCACTCCTCATCCTCCTTCGTTTTCCACTGTTTTGCTCTTATCCGTCTAATGTCCTCTACTATCCAGGCATAACTCACAAGTCGGGCTCCTTTACAAAGATCATCTTTCTAAACATCAGTCATAATTCTCCCACAATGTTTTGTCTTGTTTACTGGCGTGGTAATTAGCCGCCTCTGTAGTGACGGCCATGTTCCACAAATTTATTGGCGGGAATCTAAATTCTGCCCAGAACTCCCTTCTCTCTGCAACCACATCTCCATTAGCTGGTGGTAGTGGTACGCCTCCTCGCCGTCCTTGGCTTCTTCCATCTTCTTCTTGCACCATTCAGACATCTTCATTAGTAAGCCTTCAACAGATTCTCCAAGGAGATTGTCTCCAAATCGTACACGCCATTTTCAGCGTTATTCAACATGCACATTCCCCTCCAGTGGTTATTCCCCTGGTAAGACTTGTACGCCTCATCGTGCATATAGAATGCACCAGCCACCAAGCCCATGTGCAGGCCAGTTAGTGTTTGTCTACATCCGTATAGGAATGACTGCTCGTGCCCTTGCACGAACGACGCTTGGAGTTTATTGAGTCGATTGTCCATACTACCCCCAATAGGCATACCACTAAGGGGGTTGTAAAAGTAATGAGAGAAACAAATACCAGCCACAGCAAATACGTCGCGAAAGTCATGCACTTTCCAACCACGTAAGTCCAGATTCCACATGACGCTTAATACGCTCTTCGTGATTGCCAATACAGAAGTGCATTTCTGGCGTATAAACCCGCTTCTTGTTTTCTCTCTGTCTTCGTTGGAGTGTTCGTAAACCATTCAGCATAATCCTCATGGCTTTGTTACCAGTGTCGATGTCTTCATGCACACGCCTACCTTCCATGGCCTTCTTTCCGAAGTCATAGGAGGATAGTGAGGGCATATCCCAGTGATCACCAATGTGCACAATAGCATCTGGTCGTCGGTGTACAATAAATCTAGACAGTGCGTGCAGATGGTCAAGAGGTACACCTGGCTTTACTTGAGTGTCAGGTATTAACAGTATATTCATTTATTCCCCTTTAAGGCTTCCCAAGCAATTGGGAATAGCGATGACATGTGAGTGTCTAGTTGACTGGCAAACAACCTAGCTTCATATTGAGCGTGCTCTGAGGAACGCTGTCTCCACACTTCATACCACCCATACAAACTGCCAGTCCAAATCCACCGAGTAATCATCCCTTGTGGCAACACAAATCGTGCTTGCTCTGGAGCAAGACCTGCTTCTACAAGTTTGGCATAACTGTCCAATGCTTCGGCCACTGCATCTTGGTACAGTTCTTCAACGGACATATCTTGACCAAACACTACTCGTCCAGATACATCAATATCAGCAGACCCACTATGCAGACTATCAGGGCGACCTCTAAACATGTCGGGAATGTACACATCTATTACACTATCCTTATATCTCATAGAACGCTCATTCCACCTAAACCCAACTTGATGCTTACCAAGTTGACGGGCAATAGCAACAGGTGCCTCACATTCAAATGTTACATGCGGATGACAGAATGGCGTAATGTGCCTCTCTCTAGCTAAGAAGTTGATGAGTCTGGAGGGGTCTGTCTCCCCCCTCACAAATCCACTTTCCTCCTCTCCACCAAGTGTGGCCTTAGCTGCCTCGAAGACACGGAAGTCATCACCCATCTTGTCTACAAATTTAATTGAAATCATTTAACCCCACGGCAGTAATTATACAATAGAACACCCACCACCAGCACACGCGGCTTCGCCAGTCAAGTCGGTGTTGTCTTCATCTTCAGTCACGCCAATCAAGTCGATGCTTGTGACTAGGTTTACAAGCTCATCATACTTCTCTTTGGTGATGTCCTCAAAAGGCATCTGTGGGTATGTGCCACCATCATATGGCAGTACACTAATGCCGTTGTAGTTGTGTCTGTTATGCCACATCCAATCCCCACAAGGAGCCCATTCGTCAGCCTTCAGTGAGATGGTGCAGGATACGTTGTGTGTATTAGCTCCAGTCCTGTGCCCTTTCTTAACCCACTCAAGGTTGAACTTCTTGACTCGCTCAAGTAAGTCAACATAACTCTCGGTACGCACAATAGACTCTTCAGGAGCTTCTTGCACAACACCAACCACAGCTTGTGTGTCTGGACGGAAGAACTCATCCTCCACCAATTGAGGGGCTTCTTTTGAGAGGTATTTGTAAATAGCCTCATCTTTCCCCATACGCATACGGCGGATGTAGTGGGTGTTGTGGTATGCGTGTACACCACTAGAAGTTCCTAGTACGAGGGATGACGTACCAGAGGGCTTGATGGTTGTTGTTCTGGCTGCACAATTGATGCCAAGGATACCAGCAACACGAGCGTTCTCCTTCTTCACTTCCTCGGCAGCCTCTTCCAGGTCTAGGTTAAGCACAGCACCACTACCGATACCAGTCATACCTACGCCTATAAGGGAGTCAGCCTCTACAGTATCTTTCCAAATAGGGCGTAGGTAGTGGAAGTCGGTGTAGGCAGCTTGTAGTGTACCTAGGAAAGCACCATCTCGTACTCGTTGGTTTAGGTCTTCTTGTGATGTAACATCACTGACATTTACCTCCGTCAGGTTACACATCTGGAATGGTTGAAGGCTGATTTCACAGCACGGATTTGACCCGAGGTCTTCATCGTTTGTCCAATATACGCCAGGCTCTCCAGCACCGGATGCCTCAACACGCTTCCAAATCTCTTTGAATTCATCCTCCCCAACCTTGTCACGAGGCAGTACAACTGAATTGTTAGCTCGTCCACGTTGCGGGTTTAGCTCCCACCATGCACCACTCTTGGCTGTCAACATCTCAATGTCATCACGGGAGAACAAAGAGATTAGAGCTGCACGCCTAATCCCACCAGCCAACACTGCGTCTGCGATAAAGCAACAAATGTCGTGTGCAGCTATTGGGCTGAGCGGTCGGCCAACACAAAGTTTAAGCTTCTTGTCTATGTTGTGTATACAGTCCTTAAGCGGCTGAGGGCCTGGTGCCTTACCTCCAGAAGTGACTAGCCGTGTGCACTTCAGGCTTGCCGTAGAAATAACTTTCAACAAGCATTTTTACAGCGTCGGCCCAACCCTCGATGCTATCACCTACGACATATCGGCGCTTACGTGCAGTTGTTGGTTGTTTGACAAAAGGTAGTTCAGCCACATGTTGCTTCTGTACCGAGAAGCCTGCGCCAGTACCACCAAGCAGTAGGAACATCAATTCACTGAAAGAATCTGGGTGGTTGATGGGCAGGTATGCACAGTTGTAAATACGTGCTGGGTTAAGTTCTATAGGTCGTCCAGCAAATTGCAATGAGCGCATTGACGGCAACACCTTCTTAGTCAGCACCGACCTGCTGTATACATCACGAATTTCTTCCTTAAGTTGTGGGAACTTCCTAATGTGCATTGCCATATTTCTTGTTACAATCTCATCCCAAGTCTCACGACGTTTAATCTCTGGGATGTAACGGGCATACTTGCTGAAGATTACAATGTTTGACAAAATCTCTGAAGCTTTGTTCATTTGTTTCCTTTAAATTGATTTAGTTTCTTAACAGACCATCGTATTGGGTCGTCAAACCATAGCTCTGGGGTTAGGTTTTCAATATCACTGTTGTGCTCGTAGACCTCTGGTTCATTGTACGTTGTACCGTCAGGCCGTATAAATTCCCCACAATGCACCCGCCCACCAACTATTGCACACTTAAACTTGATGCCATAAACGTGGTCTTGCAACAGCGTTACTATGTGTGTGTACTTAGCCACCCTTCAACCCCTCGTACTTGTCGAATGCCCTAATCCACTCAGCACATTGCTTAGATCGTAGAATGTCCTCGTGAGTAAACTCAATCAGATGGACATTCATATCAAGCACCCTCACCATATCAATCAACTTAGCCAGCCCAGATCCTTGGAAGCGTGGACTAATCTGCGCAATATCTCCACACAATACAAGCTTGCTATACTTACCTTGACGTGTGAGCAAAACTTTCAATTGCTCAAACGTCATGTTCTGGCATTCATCTACAAGTATGAAGGCATTGTCGAATGTCAGGCCCTGGATGTATTCAAGTGGGAGGAATTGTAGCGTACCGTGTTTCTCCCAACTTTCCTGCTGTGGCAAAGACACACCATGTAATCGAAGGTTCTGCTCGATTGGCCTCGCCCATGGCCCCATCTTCTCTCGTTCAGAACCAGGGAGAAATCCATTCTTGTAGGGCGTGTCACGATAAGCTGCCTAGAACGCGTTTTAAGCCATTCCACCGCTGCCCCTATCCCACCATACGTCTTACCTGTCCCAGCAGCTCCTATGGCTATTGTAGGCAGCATATCACGGTCTCGCAGAGCGAGGTTGTACAAGTCATGCGTCTTGGTCATCTTCATCCACCTCTTCAAGGTCGTCCATCTCTACCATCAGCGTGATGGGGAGCATTCCAATACGTGCTGCGACGACAACGAATACAGCCGTAAACAATCCAGTTACTAAGCACTCAAGGAGTGCATTCAAAGCTTGCACCATTACGGCTGCCCCAGTTTATATATAATTAATACAATGACGGCTATGGCAGCTACACTTTCCCATAATGGGAGTCTAAGCGCCATAAAACTGCCAAGCGTAGCAAGTAGAGCTATGACGATTTGTTTAGCCAAATAGCAGCCCCCACGAGTCGATTACGAAGTCATAAGCCTCCATAAGAATAGCTGCTGCGAATACAGCAATAACAAGCCCAACCATTGCATTGCCAAGGAATGCAAACATGTCTTTAATAAATTCCATCAGAACGCCTCCCACAACTTATGAATAAGGGCCTCTTTCTCCCATTTAGTGAGGCTGTCATCTGAGCGTATGGCCAACACTAAGTCAGACACAGAGGCATCTCCATCGACACCTCCATCAGCAATCACCATGTTAACTTTACTCTCCCACGCTTCCAGATCAGTCATTCAAAACCTCCACATACCTAATTGAGTCACTATATCTGGCGTCAAGGAATGTAAGCAACACAGCAGCAATGACAGGCGCATTGTCAAACTGATCAGCAAACTCCCCAATCATCTTGCGCTTGTAATGTGTTACCTCAACACCCGACTTACGTAACGTCTTAGCCTTCTCAATTACGTCAATGGCTTTCTGCAAGTCGTCTGTGTTCTTTGTACGTGCAATGTATTTAGCCACTTTACAGAAGCAGCTATCCCCAT